TTAGGGGAAGGGCAGGTGTCTCACCACCTGCCGTCCCGCTTTACCAGTTATTCCTCATCCGAATTGTCGTCCACCTCCTCATATTCCGCATAATCGCTGTCATCGCCATCGGCATCATCCAACAATTCCAAGCGCGAATTACGTTTGACACGGTTGGCTTTGCGTGCCAATTTTTCCGCTTCCATCTGAGCCTTTTCCGCCTCAGTGTAGAGGGGTGGGTTCAGATAGGTGTAATCCGCCATTGCGTTGGAACGGAAGGTGATGGACTCAGCGCCTTCTTTCAGGACTTCGACGCCTGTTGTGGAGCGAATCGCGTTTTTCAACGCTTCGTTAGCCCCAACGGTGCATGAGCCGTCCTTATGGGCGGTGAACTCGGTAGATTTAATACCAGAACGGCGCAGGTGAGGATTGACGATGTGTGAAGCCAGTGATTCGATATTGATACGGAACGATTTTTTCATTTCAACCTCCTAAAGTTGAATAGTAGTTTGGGGTTAGAGGAAGCCCCGTTCATGAACCTCTATATTTATTATCCCATAGAACGCATGTGTTGGTACGTGAGGTTGCATTGACTTGGCTTAAGGTACATTACCCTTGCCAAGCCTACGGATGTTCTGTTTACATGGGGGATACCATGCCGTAATGGGAACGTCAGAAAGTCGGGACGTGAAAATTTTGCATCGGTATTAGCGCCTCTATTACCGCTCCCCGCCCATCTAAAACCGAGTTGTAATACCTGCATTATAGGTTTGTTGCCCACATAAAGGGGTCTATTCGCCTTCTGCGGAAACCGAAGGATGCTTATTCATAGGGGCGTTGCGTCTTAACGCCGATGCGGGGGCAATGCGTGCCGATAGAGGGGCATGGGGTGGTTTGGTGGGTGTTGGGTGTGGGATAAAAGGAATATAGAGGGGTGTTATTTTGGGGTTTTAGAGGGGGATTTTAGGGGTTTTATGGGGTATGTGTGATAAAATGAAGGATGGGTAATTTTAGGTATATTTTCCAGTATTTTTGAAAGGGGAGTTCCACCAATGGGAACACGGAAGCGCAAAAATGATGATGCAGTTGAGACAGATACCGACCCAATCGGCAAACCGAAACGCAAGGGCAAACCGAAGAAGAATGAGCAACAATTAGCCGACCTTATCCTAGAGGGGCGGAGTGAGGATGTGCGGATAGTGACTGTTCATGCCGACCCGCCCAAGAAGAAAAGACGGTGGCTCAAGTGGGGGCTTATCGGCTTTGGGGTGCTATGGGTGCTGAGTCTGTTTGCTCCGCCAAAGGATAAGGCAACCCCGCCCGCACAAGTTGAACAGGTAGCAATCCGCCCAACCAACACAGTACAGCCGACCATCACACCCGTGAGCAGAGCCACGCTCACAGCTCAGGCGTTGATTGCGTTGGATACTGCTAAGACGCAGACCGCGCCCACACAAACACCGATAGTGGAGTATGTGGTCGTCACCGCGACATCGAGCGCGACGGATATACCGACAGAAACGGCTATCCCGTCCGATGTGCCATTGCCAAGTGCCACGCCGATAACATCCAATTTAGCCGTAGTCATGGTGACAAATACGCCGATTCCATCTGCGACTGCGACTAATACCGATACCCCAACAATAACTGTGACCGCATCGGCTACTGTGACCAATACCCCCACATCTACTAATACCCCTCTGCCGAGCAGTACCGCGACCCCATCTGTTAGGGTGTTGGAACGAAATGGGATTGTGACCTATGATTATGTGAATGTGCGTTCCTGTGCATCATCTACATGCAATCAGCTTGGGCGGTTGCTGAAGAATGCGACATTTGAGATAACAGGGACTATGGATGGCGAGAATGTAACGGGTAGCGTGTTGTGGTATCAGATAGATTATCAGGGGCAAGTGGGTTATGTTCATTCATCGTTGGTAGCGATATATACCGGGCAACCGCCTGTGAATAATGTGAGTGTGCCTGCTCAACCTGTGTCGCCAGTGCAACCAGTCGCGCCCATTTCATTAGCGCCTGCTGGTGGGTGGAACTGCAACGGCGAGCAGTACGACTGCCCTCAATTTGGTGCTAGAGGACAATATTCATGTCCCCAATTACAAGAATACTGGAGAGTGTGTGTAGGCGACCCATCTAATTTGGATGGTAATCCGAAAGACGGGTTTCCTTGCGAGAGTCAGTGTCCATCTAACACATACCCCTAAAGTCTCTATAAGAGGATGTGGTACAATCAAAAAGGCTTGACCAACTACCCTGAGAATGTAATGGTCAAGCCGATAAAGTTAGGTGAGGGGTTTATCCCTTCACCCCCACAATAAAGCTAGTCACATTTGCACCGTTGACTGAGCCGATACGCCACCCAATCCACATCCCCATCACAAGAGAGAATATCCTCTAGGCTATTGCCCGCAGAGACCGCTACAAAATCGGCATGTGTGACAATGGCGAGTGTTTTAACCTTGCCGTTGGCGTCTGTGTCGGTGATTTTGAAGGCTTTTTTCTCTCGGAGTGTGTGGAGTTTTTTTGCGATTGCGGTTGCCAAGTTGTTCATTTTGTACATCCTTTTTTGTGTATGGGATAGACCAAATTGCTACCCTCAATAGTCATATTATGCCATATTACAGAATATATAGCAATTAAATAAGAGTGTTTACAATGACCATTCATACAGCATTAAGGCGATAGAGGGGCAGGAAATAACCCCTCTGTGGGGCAGGGATGCCGATTAAAACAGGGTGGGTTGCGGGGGTGGCTCGGTGGCGGGGGTTTTGGATGTGAGGTCGGAGAGGTCGAGATGCACCACGTTCACGGCGTAGCGGTCTGCTATTTCGTTAGCCACAGTGGTGCGGTGGCAGGTGTGAAAATCGGGGCAGGCGCATAACAACACGGCGGGTTGTTTTTTCAAGATTTTGAGCAGGTTCAGCGTGCCTCTGTCCATGTCAGCAATCATGATGCCTTCGCCAAATTGTCCTTTATAGTTCTTGTTGCCCAGTTCGACCATGTGGATATAACGGTCTCCCATGCTTTCCATGAGGGCGCGTTTCTGCCACATCGGGGCGCGAGAGAAGGGCGAATAGCGTGTATCCACCAGAATCGCATTGTGTGTATCCAAGAATTTGCGGATATGCTCAGGCTTTGCACCTGTGTAACCGAGTGTGTAGAGGGGGTGTAATTCAGGCATGGTTTAGGTCTCCATTTGGTGATGGTAAAGGGTAGATAGTGTGTATTATAGAATATATGTTCACATATTGCGAATATTTTGCCCCTTGTGGTTATGAAAGCAGTTAGGTATACTTGCTATAAAACAAAAGTTCTGTTATGCTGTGGGTAGTGTATTTTGTTGGTGTGTGAATTGTGCTATAGGCTAAAAACACCCTCCGCATGGCAGACCACTTCCAGCCCTCGACTATGTGTTAGGTCGCCATCTTCTCAAGGTGGAGGAGTAGGACGAATCCTACGGGCTGGTCTTTTTGTTTATAGGGAGAGGAGTCGAAATGAACGGCTCAGAATTGGAACAGGCATTTGATACCTACTGGCGGATATATGCCTCTGATATGCCAGAACCAAAGGCAGAACACCAATTCTCCAAATGGAGAAAGTGGCGGTTTGACCGCGCATGGGTGACTGAGAAGGTGGCGGTGGAATTGGAAGGCGGGTTATACACGCGGGGACGGCATCAGCGCCCGAAAGGATTTAGTGATGATTGTGACAAATACAACATGGCATCGTTAGAGGGGTGGCTTGTGTTGCGATATACGATTGTGCAGATGGATAACCCTGAAGGGCTGATAGCCCAAGTGAGGCGTGCCATTGAATCGAGAAGGGTAGGTGTAGCTTGAGCAATCCTGACATCCTTTTTAGGGGAATTCCCCGAAGCAAAACCAGAGGGTACACCGCACGGGTGTTGGGTGCAGTCAAACCGCGCAAGGTGGTTATCCCGTGTACCGGGTCATTCTCGCTGGCATGGGTGGCGCGTGAAGCGGGTGTATCGGCAGATAGCATCGTGTGTGGTGACATCTCGTTGTATTCCACCGCGCTTGGCAATGCCATCATGGATAGTGACTGGCGGTTAGAGATTAAACCCAATACTCCCCAAGAATATGCCGACATCATGACCCCACTCATGACAACCCCACTGGATAAGGCGGTAGGGGTTTTGCTCATGGTGCGGATTCTGCAATATGTGAGGAAAGATAAAAAAGCCTACCATGAACATCGGCGGATGGAACTTGTCCGCAATAGCTCGGTGTACATCGCGCAACTGCGTGAACAAGTCATTGAGATGCGGTCTTACCTGCAAGGATTAACGTATCTGCCTCAAGATATGTGGGTGACGATGGAAAATGAGCTAGGGAGCGCCGATATTGTTGGCTTGATTAATCCACCACGATATACCGGGGGTTACTCTCGCATGTTCGCAGGCATTGACGATATTTTTTCATGGGATGAGCCATCCGCCAAACAATTCACCGAGAAGGATTATCCCACGCTCATGGATATGTTGGCAGAAGATGAGGCGCTCTCCCTGATGTACTACGCGACAGATGGTGAAGACCCGTCGCCACAGTGGGGTAGTCCGTGGCGGAGTGTGTTTGCAGATAGACCGAATAGCATGGGGCAGGCGGCGATTAACTGGATTATCGCCAATCGTGACCCGGTGGGAGTCGAAGCCAGCAGAGGGAAGATTGTGGCGAGTGGGGCGAAATTCCCGTTATTCACAGGTGACATCACAGACAAGACGGCGATTAAGGCGCTACGGGTGGAAAAAGGGGTAGGGGATTATTACCGCGACTTGTTCATCCATCGCCTACCGGGTAGCGTGACCGAGATGTACATCGCGCTCATCGCGGACGGCTTCCTCATGGGCATCATCGGCTTGCATTTAGCCGATTTGAGACGGGGCAAAGTCGTGAAAAAGGGAGATAAGGTGCTGGAGCATTGTGCCAGTGTCACATTCGCTTTTACCGCAGAGCATCCCCGCTATGACAGATTGCACAAACTCACACTCATGTCCATCACCAGCGAATGGTTCTGGGATGATGTGCTTGGCAAAGAAAACTGGTATGAGCTGAACGGAGCGCCGAAGCATGTGAAAACGACCATGCTCACACATCATCCAGAGGTGAAAAGTGCGCGTGGAATTTTTAAGCTGGATACCCGCGAACAGCAAAAAGACGGGACGTATAAACTGACATATAGTACCGCCACGAATCGGCGTAATCGTGAGGAAACGCTCAGAGAGTGGTTGAAAAAATTTGCCGATGTGCAGAAGGATGGAAAATGACGGATTTAACCGATATTAACACGACGCTCGAAGCGTTATCCGCGCAGGTGTTACCGCCCAACATGCGCCTGATGTATGTGGGGGTGGATGATGTGCGCGAACAAGACTTGAATGCCCAATCCATGCCGAAGGCGATGTTCGACCAACTCGTCAATAACCTGAAAAATGCGGGTGCGCCAGAATCGTTGCCACTACTCGTTAAGACGGATAAGGGGTTGGATATTGTCAGTGGGCATCACAGGATCCGCGCCATGCGGACGGCGGGTATCCAAAAGACACTCGCCATTGTGTACACCGAACTCACCCCCTCACAAATCCGCGCCAAGCAGTTAGCCCACAATTCAATTCATGGCACATCTGACCCAGAAATCGTGAAGCGGATATGGGAACAGATAGACGATGTTCAGGCACGATTCGAGGCGTTCATTGACCCTGCCCAGTTCAGCGATTTGAAACCTGTCTCATTCAAACCAGTAGATGTGAACATGGTCACGACGGCTAAGACCATTATGCTGGTGTTCCTGCCGACCCAGAAATGCGACTTTGATGCGGTCATCGAGGCGATTATGCCCAAGACGCAGGTAGATGCGGTGTATATCGCCAACCGCGAGATTTATGACGAGTGGAAAAAGGCATTTCAGAAGGTGAGGTCGGATATGGATATTGTCAATGCACCGACGGCGCTGGCAGAAATGGCACGACTGGCACTAGAGAGATTAGAACAATTAGCAGAAGGGGGTGAAGATGGATGAGCCGAAAAAACGGGGTAGACCGCCAAAGCCACCCCAACCGCCAAAGCCCAAAGCTGAGAAGGTGAAACCGCAAATCATTATCCCTGAATTGCCCCCGCCACGCAATCGGAGCAAAAAGAATATCGCATGGGACCAAGATGAGGAAATTCTGAGGCGATTAGCAACTGTGGCAACCCTTGTTAATCAAGGGGCAACGACTGTTCAAATTAAAGAAGCGTTGTCTATTTCGCTACGTTCAGCACAGCGAGATGTGCAACGGGTGTATACCCTGTGGCGTCGGGATAGTATGCAACAGGTGGATGATGCGCGGGCAAAGAGTATCGCCCAATACGAGGAGATTAAAACACGGGCATGGGAGGGGTATCGTAAAGCCAGTAGCGAAATGTCACAGTTGCGGGTGTATTCGCCTAAGATTGCCAGTGAACAACGGAATTGGTTAGAAACCGCCATGAAAGCACAGGCACAGATAGACCGCTTACTTGGCTTGGAAATCACCAAATTGGATATTCAGGGGAAGATTGAACACACCATCAACCCCGAAGAATTGTCCGACGACCAACTCATGACCATCATTATGGGGGGATAGTATGGGCAGTGGTTTAATCTCGAAACAAGAGGCGGCGAAAGAGGTGTATCGGCGCAAATTAGCGCGGAAGGGGTTAATGGCGTTCACCCAATACACCTATCCCGAATATAAAGCTGACCCTGTACATCATCTCATCGCGTCTAAACTGGATGATGTGCGAATGGGGTTGATAAGGCGACTGATGATATTCGCCCCGCCCCAACATGGGAAAAGCGAATTAACATCCGTCCGCTTCCCCGCCTTGTGTTTGGGAGACCGTCCAAATGACCCGATTGTGTTATCCAGTTATGGGGCATCACTGGCAGAATCGAAATCGCGTCAGGCACGAGCTGTGGTGGAATCTATTGAATATAGCCGTTTGTTTGGGCGGTATGCCAGTCGGAATCTGCCCCCTGTGGAAACGCGGTCAGATAGTCGGGCGGTGGATAATTGGTTGCTGAACACGCCATATCGTGGGGGCATGTTGGCGGTGGGGGTTGGCGGTCCCGTGACAGGGCATGGCGGATTGTTTGGGCTTATAGATGACCCGCATGAAAATTGGGAGCAGGCGCAGAGTCGGACATATCGTGAACGGGTGTGGGATTGGTATCGGGCGACCTTTCGGACTCGGATTTGGGAAGGGGGTGCAATCGTGTTGATTATGACGCGGTGGCATGAGAATGACCTCGCGGGGATGCTTTTAGCGGAACAGGCGGATGAATGGACAGTATTGAGATTGCCCGCCTTAGCCGAGACCCAAGAGGAACGAGATGCCAATAACCTGTATTTGGGATTGCCGATAGGACAGCCAGACCCATTGGGGAGAGAGGCAGGTGAGGCGTTATCCCCAAGCCGATTTAGCAAAGAGGAACTCCTGCGGATTAAGCGGGATATTGGGATTATGGCATGGACATCGGAATATCAGGGTGTGCCGAGAAGTGCTGAAGGCAATCGCTTCAAACGGGCATGGTTTGAGATTGTGGATAGTGCGCCGATTCATGCCAAACGGATTCGGTATTGGGACAAAGCAGGGACGGCGTATTCAAACGGAAATGGAAAATCTGCCGCGACTGCGGGTGTCCTCATCGCCATGACAGATGACGGGATGATTTACATCGAAGATGTGGTGCGTGGGTGGTATTCGGCGTTAGAACGGGAACGGGTGATTAAGCAAACGGCTGAACTGGATGCGATGAAATACGGGGCAGGAAAAGTTCGTATATTCATCGAACAAGAACCGGGTAGCGGTGGGAAAGAATCGGCAGAAGCCACCATCCGCAATCTAGCGGGGCATTCGGTGTATGCGGATAGACCCACAGGGGATAAAGATACCCGCTTAGAACCCTTCGCCGCACAGACCGAAGCAGGGAATGTGAAATTGGTACGGGGTGGGTGGAATCACGATTACATCGAGGAGATGGTTGCTATCCCCAACGGGATGTATCGTGACCAAGCGGATGCGACGGCTGGCGCGTTCAACAAACTCGCAGAGAAAAAAGAAATCGGATATGTACAAGCCAAGTGGCGATGATTGACAAGCTGTGCTACAATTAGTACATAAGTTCTTATCAAAGAGGATAGCATGACGACATTATCAGACACGATGCAGGAGGCGCTGAAACAATTCCACCAGACAGGCACATTCGGGCAGGTGCGGAAATCCACGATTGCGGGATTGGAACGGCGCGGGATGATACAATCTACAAATGAGGGGTATATGCTCACCGATGTGGGCAAGGGCGAGATGGTGAGTGAATCGCAGGATAACCCGCGTCCGAATCGGCTCATGCTCCGTTGGAATATGCCTCACTTTCAACCGACAGTGGACATTGGTCAGACGGATTATGCCTTCTGGGATAAGGCACGACGGGGTAGGGCGCAAGGACTTGGCTTGGGTGGGTTATTCATCAAGCCATTGGCGAGTAAAATCGCGTCATGGACACTTGGGCAACTCCCCAAAATCCGCAGTGAATCTGAGACGGCACAAGAATTGGTGTCGGATTGGGTGACAGAACATCATGCCAACCTCATCGAGGCGTATGAAGAAGCGTGTGCGATTGGCGATTGCTATGTGCTGGTGAATGCCGATTTATCCCTCACGCTCCTCCCGCCACAGGTGGTCATGCCGATTCTGGCGAAAGATGATTATTCCCTCATCATTGGCTACAGGGTGACAGAGGTACATCAGAACCCGTACACGTTTTCGCGCATGACCATCCAAAACGATTACACCGCGACTGAGCGTGTGAGAACCATCTCAATAGATGCCGATGTCATCCAAGACGGGGTGTATAAGACCCAAACCAGCACGCTAAAAACGCAACGCTTCCGCAATCTGACGGGGAAAATCCCGATTATCCACATCGCGCATGATGCAGGGGCGGATGAGCGATATGGTCATCCTGTGGCAGAGGGGTTATTACATGCCATGTATCGCTATGACGATGTGTTTGAATATGCCATATCGGGGAATAAGCGTCAGGGACGACCAACACCTGTTATTTCTGAGATGGGCGATGTTGACCAGATTCAGCAATTTTGGGATTCATTCGCCAAGACCGAGAAATACATAGATGAAAATGGCGATGAACGCACGACAAAGGTGCTGGATTTTGATGCCGATAAGGTGCTGACATTGGGTGGGAATGCCAAATTTGATTGGAAAGCACCGGGTAGTTTCACCACCGATACCCAAAATCTACTGGAATTGCTGTTTTATCTGATACTCCAGCATAGCGAAATCCCTGAATTTGTGTGGGGGAATGCGATTGCCAGTTCCAAAGCGAGTGCGGAGAGTCAGATGCCCCCGTTTGTGCGCTTCATTGAGAAGAAACAAGGACAGGTCACACGGTGGCTCAATGCGGTGCTGGATGTGGTGGTTTCGATTATCCGCACGTATGAGACGGGAATTGGACAGAATGACTCGGTGAACATTGGTTGGATGCCACTCACCAACGCCGATGGGTCATTGACACTCCAAGCGGTGCAATTCGCAGTAGATAGGGGGTTATTGGATGATGAGACGGCATTGCGGTTGTTGCCACTGGATGTTGAGAATCCCGCCGATGTGATTGCGAAGGCGAAGGCAGAGCAAGCTGAGAAAGCAGAAGAATATGACCGCCGACAAGAGGCATTGTTATCTGGTCAACGGCGGGATGTAAGCAGTGATGATGAGAATCCAGAAGAAGATGAGGAGATGAATGATGAATAATCCAAAAACCAATAAGCGTGTAGAGATTGCAGGGCATTGCGAGACGATAGGCAATGCGTTGATGGCGCAAGTAGATGGCACACGGTTCATGGCGGGCAAGACAGCCATTTTGTTTGTGTCCTATTGGTATGTGAAATATGTGCGAGCGGATAAACAAGATGTGGTGCTATTCACCAACCCGTTAGACTGGTTGCACTATATGGAAACCCTCACACCTCTGGACGCATGGAAAGCGGGTCGCCAATTCGATGGGAGAGCAGATAACCCAACCTTTGCACAACTGCAATATCTGACCCATGCGGTAGAAAATGGAGATAGCTTTGCTTGGTTAGGGATGCGGATATGGGCGCGTCTAAGCGATAGCAGTGAACAGAGGCGTTACCGTTACTATTTTGCCATTGGTGAAAAGATACAATGCTTTGGCACAAGAGGGGGATGGCGTAAAGCGATTAAGCCGTATTTGTGGGAGTGGCGAATCGAAAAGGGGGACGATGATGAAGAATCCAACGCCTAATATCCATATCATCACGATTGCCTATGGATTGGCAGACGATTTGTATCGGCTGGTGGATACTGCCGATGGGGCAGGGGTGCATTGGCATATCTTCCTGCACAGTCAATATCCCGATGTGGTGGCGATGTGTGATGAATTGGATGAACTCAAGAACGCCCACATTTACCCGTATGGGACGAATCGCGGGGTCGCTCGGAGTTGGAATGAGGGGTTGCACTTGGCATATACCAAGTATCATGCCGATGTTGCGTTCATCGCCAATGATGATGCGATTTGCAGTTATGATGACCTGATGAAACTCACCAATGTCGCGCTTCAATGTCCTGATGTGTTCATGGTCAGTGGGTATGGTCATGATGTGCGCGGAAATTGGGATGGGGATATGTCGTTTAGCATGGGTGCTGTCACGCGCAAAGCGATTGAGACGATTGGCTACTTTGACCAGAATTTCTTCCCGATGTATTTCGAGGATTGCGATTGGTATCGTCGCGCCCAATTGGTGACGGGTGGGGATGAATGGCGGGTGTGTGTGCCAGATACGCATATCACCCATTTGGGGAGTACATCCATCCACACCGTACCCGGTTTGATGGCACAACATCACCAAACCTTTGTGGCGAATCGGGAATATTACCTGCGGAAATGGGGTGGATTGCCGAAAGAGGAACGATTCTATCTGCCATTTGATGACTCGCGCTATGGGTTGTGTATTCCCTATCCGTGTGTGGATGCGCCGTATGCGGGGCAGAACCGCACCGATTTTGAGATTGTGAGGATGTAATGGGATTTATCTCCACCAAGCACATCCAAACCCGCGCATTGGCATTGGTGAAACGCGAGGTAGAATCTGCCTTCCGCGATGTATCTGACCGCGCCAGAGGGGTGATTGTTCGCATGGCGGGGTTAGATGGTCGTATCTCCGAGCGTGAAGCGGAGACCATCCAAGCGCAGGTGGGGGATATGGTGCAGGGTATGTTCGTGTCCTTCGATGGACGCAAATCCTACGATGGTGTGCGTCCGTTATCCCGATATGCGCGGATACTCAATGAGGCGTATGTGTTCGCTGTGCGAGAAAGTGTGATGGTGCATCATCGTTGGATGGTGAAACACATCCCCCAAGATGTACGCGAATGGCTCACCCGTAATCCACGACCCCTCAAAATCACGGAACTCACCCAAGCGGATGAACGTCATATCCGTATCGGCATGAATAAGCGGTTGTTAGACACGGGTAATTTACTGTCTGAAGTGGAAGATGTGCCACCGCTTGACCCTGACATCATCGGCAAATTGCGGATATTCCGTCCCAATCCGATGGCAGAACTTGACTCGACACGGCGCTGGGTGCCGATGCACCGTTGGCAAGATGAGCGCGGGTATCGCCTCAGTGACCGTATCTGGGAAGCGAGTCTGAGGACACGCATGAAAGTGGATGCGCTGATTGCCGATGCGATACGGACGGGGAATAGCGCGGAAAATCTGGCGAATCGGCTGGAGCAATTCCTTCTACCGAGCCGAGCGCCACTGCGGACGAATAAACCCTACGGACGGGATGCGAGTTACGATGCCATGCGGTTAGCACGGACGGAAATTACGCGGGCGGTTAATCAGGCTTCGTTCATATCAGGGTATCTGAATCCGTACACCAGTGGGTTTGATGTGGTGCGGAGTTTCAACGGCGACCCACAGTGTAAAATCTGCCCGCAACACGCCACGATTGACATGGCGGGGAATAGGGTCAAGCCACCGTACAGCTATGAGACGGGGATGATTCCGCCGTATCACCCGCATGACAAGTGCAATATCCGCCATGTGATGCGAGATAGCCAAGAGACTGTCACCAACGAGCTACGTGCCATGATGGATGATGCACGCAAGGACTATCTCGACCCGATAATGACCCCGCTCATGGTGGCAGAGTTTATCCGCGTGTTGCTGGGCGTGCTGGCGGATTAATTCAATAGCTACTCATGATATAATCTATAAAAAAGGAGTGTGCATCATGACCATGATTGATGTATTTGAACAAGCCGTCCAATTGACCGATGAGGAACGAAAAGAATTGGTCAAACTGTTGGTGGATACATTGGTAGAAAAGCCAACGCAACGGCGCAAGTGGATTGATTTACCCCCACTTGATTTAGGCGGATTGCAACCGGGTGTGGATTTGATTCGCCGAGAAGAATTTTATGATGACGATGACGAATCTTAAAGACGATATTTTCATAGATACCAACATCCTTCTGCGGTATCAGATTCGCAATTTTCCAGAATGTCCTCTGGTCAAGCAAGCAGTGGATAAGTTATTCCAAGAGGGGCATCGGATTTGGATAAGTCGGCAAGTGTTGCGTGAATTTAGTGGGGTTTGTACCCGTCCTCAGAAGTTTATGAATCCTATATCATCGGCGGTTATTGCTCAACGCATTGAAGCATTTATGCCGATGTTTGATATTGCCGATGAGACATCCGCCACCAGTCAAGCCTTTTTATGGCTGATGAAACAATTCCCAATTGGTGGGAAGCAAGTGCATGATGCGAATATTGTGGCGACGATGCAAGTGTATCGTATTCCGAAATTATTCACGCTGAATATCGCCGATTTCAAGCGATTTGGCTCGCTCATCCAACTGATAGAGATGGATAGTACAGGCAACCTCACCCTATAGATATTTCTCAACAGATGAATCCATCGCTATACGGTGGGGGTTATCTCTGACCCGATGATGACCACGCTTATGATGGGGGAATTTGTTCGGGTGTTGTTGGATGCGCTGGCGGAGGGGTAACGCATCCTATCCGCACTTATTTTCTAAACACTGATAGGCAAATATGGGAATTTCGGCTATACTGATTATCAATAATCTTGTATCGGTGTCTGTGAAGATGTATTCATTTACTCAGCAAAGCCTGAATAGTGGTCAACAAATCCTCAATCAACGCACAAACCAATCGCGTAAAACGAATGGGCAATTTCTGACACCCCCAACACTTGCACGATTGATGGCGAATCAACTCGGAGAGATTAAGTCTGGGGCATCCATTCTTGACCCTGCTATGGGTTCTGGTGCGCTTTTATGTGCCGTGATTGAGCGCCTGATAGAAGCTGGCGAGCCTTTAGATATAACCATACATGGTTTTGAGCTGGACGAAGAACTGTATACAGTAGCCCAGTCTGTGTTGATGCCAGCGATTAATCATGCGTCAAAACATGGGATTAACATACAACTTCATTTGCACCACGCCGATTTTATATTGAATGGCATCCAATTTTTGCGCCCCATGTTGATGGGTGAGCCTGTCGGGGAACGCTATTACACGCATATTATCGCCAATCCACCTTATTTCAAAATCGGTAGAGATGATAATTGGCGTAAGGCAACTGAATTATTGCTAGGCGGACACACCAATATGTATACACTATTCATGGGATTATCCGCCAGAATGATAAAGGGTGGGAATGCTTGTTTTATTGTCCCGCGTAGTTTTTGCTCAGGGGCATATTTTGAGCAATTCAGACGAGAATTTCTAAATTGCGTTACAATCCAACATATTCATCTTTTTGAAGCGCGGGACGAAGTATTTAGCCAAGATGATGTGTTACAAGAGAATCTCGTCATCACTTTTACATCACGAGAGAATAGGTTGGATGATGAGACTATCGGGTTATCTTCGGGCAATTCGCTTGAAATACCTATAGATAAAAAGACGATTCGACATATCACGAAGAAGCAATTTCTAAGCCCAAGCGGATTGTTTCGGTTGCCAATGACAGAGATTGACGACATGATTTTGGATGTGGTGGATAGCTGGACAGAGACACTTCATACACAAGGATTAGAAATATCAACAGGGCGGGTGGTCGCTTTTCGTGCGACGGATTACTTGATAAACAGACAGGAAAATGCGTCTCAAGTGCCTTTATTGTGGATGCAACATATTAGACCACAAGCGGTTATTTTTCCACTGAATGGTCGTTTTCATAAGCCACAATATATAGAGTCTGAACCATCGCTTGTGGTTGAGAATAAGAATTATGTGTTACTACGGCGTTTTAGCACAAAGGAAGAAGCACGGCGTATTGTTGCCGCGCCTTATCTTGCTGAAAAATATCCCTATTCACAAGTGGGTTTAGAAAATCATCTCAATTATATTTATGGTCAGAACCGCGATTTGACCACAGAAGAAACTATTGGGCTATCTGCATTGCTCAATTGCAGTGTGATTGACCGTTACTTTCGCATTTCCAATGGAAATACACAAGTCAACGCAACTGAATTAAGGGCGTTACCAATCCCATCTTTAGTGGTTATCGCCGATATTGGCAGGGCGGTCATCCAAGAAAAGTCGGGTATGGATATAGATGCAATCGTGCTTGATGTGCTTTTGACCGCTATGTTGATTCCGAGTGATTTCCCCATTTTATCAAAAACAAAGGTGATATGAGTAAACTTACAGAAGCCCAAGCAATCCTGATGGCATTTCAGCTTCCAATTGCCCAACAAACAGAAATGGCGGCGCTAACCCTGTTGGCATTGGCACAACTTGATGAGGATACATCATGGAGCGAGGCAAAAAGGCATAGCCTGCGTATTCACGATATATTGCAAGAGATGAATAGCCGTTATGGGCGCGTATATGCCGAAAATACCCGCGAAACGGTTCGCCGTCAGGTTATACATCAATTTGAGCAAGCCCGCATTGTTGACCGTAACCCTGATGAACCCGGTTTGCCCACCAACAGCCCGCGCACCCATTATGCGTTGAGTGATATTGCCGTCCGCACGATTCGCCAATTTAACACCCCTGATTGGGAGATGGCATTGGCAGAATTTTTGGATGCACAAGGGTCGCTTGTGGCGATGTACGAGCGTAAACGACTGAAAGAAATGATTCCGCTTACTTATCAGGGACAAGATTATCACCTTTCACCGGGCAAACATAATGAATTGCAGGTGGCTATCATCGAAGAATTTAGCCCACGCTTTGCACCTGGTGCTAAACTGCTCTACTTAGGGGATACCGCCAATAAATCACTCCTGATTGATGAAAAAGCCTTACAAGTGTTGAACATCCCATTGAGCAAGCATGATAAGATGCCCGATGTGATGCTATTCGACCAAAATCGGAATTGGCTTTATTTGATAGAGGCAGTGACATCGCACGGACCGATGACACCCAAACGCCGTGTCGAACTGGGTGAGATGTTAAAATCCTGCCCTGCGGGTCTCATCTATGTGAGCGCGTTCCCCGATTTTGCAACGTTTAAGACCTTCCTCAGCGAGATCGCATGGGAAACAGAAGTGTGGTTGAGTGAGATGCCCGACCACATGATTCATTTCAATGGCGACCGTTTTATGGGTCCGCGCAATTGATGAACTCAACCCACCAGCATGATTTGAAATTGGCTAGATTAAACCTGTCTCACATAAGGTGGGTTAAGTTTTTATTATTGCTCAAAGCCCGTCCATAAAGGTATCCAAGAATGATAAAATCGTATCTTGATTGTCAAATGTAGCCAGTGTAACGACCAAGATATTATTTTTGACCAGCATGTATAGGGTGAACTCGGTTTCTGGGAAGGCGAAACTGATAACCCCCACGCGCCCAATACCGCGTTCTGAATACTGCCCAAAAGAACGAATGACAGAATCGGCTTCATACCATGCGCGTGTATCTTGATGGATAGACTGTGTTTGTAACACCACAATCCCGTCCTCAATGGTGATGCCATCAGGCGAAAATTCGACTTCCACATCACGCGGCTTATCCGTATAACCCATGACCAATAAATCGCTGGTGGCATTGAGCAATAGATTCACTACTTGTGCTTCATCGGGGTTATTCAGTTGCCCAATCCGACTGCCAAATAAGCGATAATCACCGATTTGTTCGGGCAAATAAGGTTCAAAACCCAGTTGCGATAAATCGGTCTCATAATAAAATTCCCAACCGCCCACCTGTTCAAATTCAATGACGGGTGTTGGTGTTGAGCGCGATATAATACCGCCTGATAATGGGAAGAAGGTATCAATGAATTGATAAATGGCATCATTTGTAATGTCATCATCTTCACTAACCATCATGGATACAAACGTTTTGCCATAAATCCAAGCATAGACTTGGACTTCGGGCATGGCATCTTCATTAATACGCGAAAATGGATTGCCATTCGGCGTCGTATCCAAGACCATCGCCACGCGCATCACCCCTAAATTTGTATGCCAATCATCGAGTGTAGCGAATGGACTATCAGTAAAATATAAGGAAAATGCACTCTCATTACTACTGCGATTATCATAAATAACATTCACAAATCGCTCACCCGGTAACAGGATGGAACGTAGCATAGAATCGGTCTGTTCATCTTCGCTAAAGCCCGAATCTAATAACAAAGAAGGTGTAACGGTGTCGGTTTGTGGCACGATGATTTCAAAATCCAGTTGAAGGACATCCACCTCGGTGCGAATTTCGTCCAAATTGATTTGCGCTTCTTCATCTGGACTAAGGGTTGGTCTTCTGGTTGGTTCAATGGCAGGCGTGGGCGATGGGGTGAAGGTGGGATAGTGTGGTAAGGTGGCGAATTGTGCCACACGGGGCGCATTAACGGGTTGGTCATCATTGCAGGGGCGGGTCGCGCCATAAGACCGCAAGAATGAACACGAAATGGTGGCATATGCCCGATTTTCGCTTGCCCACGTCCGCACATCATCCAAACGCGGATACAATTGTAAGGCGTGTAATTCTAAATTATCTAAAATGACCAACACTTCATCATTTTGCGGGATTAAAATGCTCCCGCGCACAATTTGGGGATAGCGATAATGGCGTGTGACGGCGCGTTGGCTGAGTGAGATGACACGCATACCATCGGGTGATTGGGTATATAAGAATTGCTCATCCGCCGATAGATACATCCGCGTGATATTTTCGCTAATACTGATTGTTTGAACAGTCGTTAACGAATCCGCTTGAATATCACAAATGGCGATGCTAAATCCACTGGCGCTAATTAGATATTGCTTGGTTGGGGTGATGTGAAATAATGTTGGTGATGCAGAAGTCATACAATCATTGTAGATGAGTTGACCCGCCTCATCTCCAATGCGATATTTGAACAGATTAAACGGTGCGTTGGCATATAACACGGTTGAATCAGATGAAAAAGCTAAGGCGTTGACTTCGTTGATAGTATCTTCTATCACCACCTCATAATCGGCTGTCCTATCATAAACTACTGTATCATCACTGAATGCCACCGCCACATACCGACCATCCGGTGAAATGGCTACTTTTTGCGGTCTACTACGCGCTGGCAAATTGACAGTACGCAACACATCGCCCGTGTTCACATCCCATTCCACAAGGAACGCCTCTTCAAAATCGGGTGCGCTGGTGATGGTGATGAGGATAGATGTGTCCAAAAATGCCATATCTGCCAAATTTCTATCTTCAACACCGCGCAGGGTGCGCTGGATGGATTGCGTTTGGGTGTTATAAATGACGATGCGCTTATTGCTGTCGTTGCTCGAGATATGAACCGCCACCAAGCCTTGTTCCTGATAAGCCATGACGGTGGTGTTGGTGCTGGTGGTATAAGCGGGCAAACTGGTCAACTTCATCACCCGTTGCCGATTGGCATAGTCTTTGTCGTATAGCACGGCATAATGGCGTGTCCCGACTAAAAGGCGATTATCGGGTGTGAATAATGCCCCATAAATGTATTCATCCAAGACGAATAATTGCAAAACAGCATGGGTAGCGGTCTCTAAAAGGGCGATGTTATAACGGTCTTCTAGGGTGCTGGCGTTGAGTGAGGACGACTGATACAGCGCTAATTTTGACCCATCGGCGCTCAGTTCTAAACTTGGGCTTCCATTCAGATTGCTCAAAGGGGATTCGATAGTGTTGCGGGTTGTGCCAGTGACCAAATCCATCTCTAAAATCGTGTTACTGGTTGCAATATAGGCGGTGATATTATCGGGCATGATGGCGATACTGGTGGGGATGTCACGCAGTTCAATCCGCGAAACGGTCTCACCGGTTTGGATGTCCCAGATGATGACGGCGCGGTCATCTGTCCCAGCCGATACGATGTGTCGTCCATCGAGTGTGATGCTCAAATCATTGACAGAGACATGCCCTTTTAGGGTGTGGATAGTTTCAAATGTAGTCGTATCCACAATTTGAATGGTTTCGCCGTATAAAACCAACCATTTTCCATCTGGTGAAAGTGCCATATCGAATACGATGTTCTGGGGGTCATCATAATCAATCGTGTTGATAATCTGCCTTGAGTCGGTATCATAGACAATCAAAATGCTATCGATAGATAAGGTATATAAAATCGGTTGATTTGGATGTATGACAATATCTACAACAGGTCTCATGCTATAGGGTGGCAATTGATACAATTGCTCACCTGTGCGCCAATCCCAAACCAAGACCTCGCCATACATGTCATTGGTGTATAACAAGTCCCCATCCGCCGAGAGCACGATGCCCCAAAATGTTGCGCCATCGCGTTCATATTGCAGGGCAATACCGGGCGCGAATAATAAATCGGTGGCGATGATTTGTGATTCTGGCAGGGGTGCATCGCCGTGAATGGCTTCTAATGCCAAGCCGATGGCTAGTCTATAATCTTCGCCTGATGCAATCATCTCTTGGGCGCGTGCAATCATATCTTGGCTGGCTTTTGCCGATTGTACCGATTCTCGCTCGGTGAATTGGCGCGTGGCTTCGGCGGCGATGAAGCCGATAATAATCAACACGGCTATCATGCCTATTATCCCCGCGCCGATAGCACGCCGATTGGCGTGTAAACTGGCTTCGATGTATTGTTCCTGAAATGGGGTAGGGGGAGGTGATTTATCGTAGGCTGTTTTTAGCCATTGGCGTGATTGTGCCAAATTGCTCCCTTTCAGCAACAAACTATTATCGTGCCTGCGACCGCGCCAGCGCATGGCATCGGCTTGTAAATTATTATGGATTTGCAAGTGAATCAAGTCGGTTTGAATAGCATGGATGAGGGTATCGGTTTGGGTTTGGGCTTGGTCAGGATTATCCAAAAAGACCCAATTGGTACGCTTTAGCACATTCCAATAATTATCCATCAACAGTTGTTCAAAATCGCGTCCACCCAATGCCGTGATTTCGGCGGGTGTGTGCGGACTCGCCAATAATTTATCGAGTGCCACTTTTTGATAGGTATCTTTATTATCGGGTGTTTGTAACACGACTGTGATGATACGTTTGTTATGAGCGCGGGCATGGCTCAATTCCAAATGACATACGAAAGATGATAGCGATTGTTCGGACATAAAAAATAAAAAGGTGTGCGCCGATTCGATGCCTGTGTAAATTTCTGCCATCCAGTCCGATGTGGCGGGAATATCGTCCGTATCCATCCACACTTCAAACCCGCTATCGGTGAGGCGTTGCTTGACCGCTAAGACGGATGCTTTGTTCGCACGCGAATAGGAGATAAAAATATCGTTGCGTTGCCCCGAACTGGCTGTATTTTGGCGTACCGAATAACTGGGCGCGGGGGTTTGGGCGGGTTCAAGCGGGGGCAAAAGGGTGATGGGAGTGTGTATGGCAATCGGTTGTGGGGTGGGGGCAGGTTGTGGAGTCGCCTCTGGCTGATTTTTACCCTTGCGCGATTTCTTTTGTGGGGCGGGAGATTGGTCAATGATGGTCAAATGCGAGGGGTGATATTTGGAGGCAAAACGACGCAAATCCATCAGCAAAAACAGGCTGGCGAAGGTGCTGGTTAAGCCCGCGACGCCTGCATACAAACTGATGGCGCGAATTTGTGCTTCTTCGTATGACATTTCGAGTATATCACCCCCAGTTATCGCGTTGATGCCCGCAACAAGGATGGTGGTAATGCCCAATGAACAGAACGCACTTAAAACCCATGTCCACATCAAATTGAGCCATACACTGGGGGTATTTTTATTAAAGCGCAACCACCTGCGCCAATCGGGATTGAGATAATATCCCAACCAAATGAGCAAACTGCTGATGACGATGCCCAGAAACAATAATCCAGTCAAGCCAGAACGGATAGCTTCTATTGCACCACCAAAAAAAGTGACCCACGCCAATGCGGTGAAAACGGGTATCATCTTATGACCGGGTAGGCGACTCTGCAATAAAAATCCCCATAAAATCCCCACAAAACCCGCCCCAATCAGGGTATATAAAGCGCCATTTGCGGTCATATTCTCAAAGGTATAAAAATAATAATCGCCCACAAAACTTTTTGTGATGGGAATTTCAAGCGCGGGTAGGATGAATATCACGATGCTGGTGATGAGCATCATAAAAGATAAGGGTCTGTAACGTGGGTGCGGTATGATAATTGGGTCATATACCGTGTTTAATTCTGATTGTGTCATTCTGACACGCCCCCTTTCCAAAAAGAGCGTTGAATCCTGTAATAGCTGGGATGAATTATAATCCATTTTCATCATTTCAAAAAATTTTTTGCATAAAGTTTAATCTTGTTCAACATGTAATTGTCTGTATTTAGTAACATAACGCTAATAGTCATCTTATATACAAATGGTATATACTTGTTATTAGTACATTTGTTCGTATCAAGGAGATGACGACACCATGACTCGTCAAGCCGTTGTTTTGGAAATGCACCACACGCTCAAAGGGGAGTATCCTCTGAATGTCCCACTGGCAGACGGGATAGACTTATCCGCCCTGACAGAAGGGGACGATAACCCGATGTTCCTGACACTCCCCATCGCCACCGAGACCACCTCACGCAATGGGGTGAAATACCAACGCAAGGACGTGGAGCGCATCGTCTCTGCCATTCATACCCGTGACATCATCGGACAGAAAGGGCATCTGACTGAGGCGGAGCGTCCGCATCGGTTCGATACGCCCTCGCTGTTTTGGGTCGGCGCGACCTTAGATGAACACGGTATGGCATGGGGCAAGGCATATATCCCACGCACGGCATCGGATGTGCGCGAATATGTGCGCGTGGCA